GCAATCTATTTCGTCGGCGAGTTACCTTGTCAACGACTTTAGAGATCTTTTGTTGCTTAGAAGCAGTTTCGCGAATCAACTCAATGTTGGTTGTCTGTAGAATCAGTTCGCGAGGTTTTGGGACGATTGTTGGATCTTTTACGATCCACAGTTCCGTTTTATGTTGAAAGAGGTAAAACCTCATTTACAATGCCTTTATCAATCAACGTCAAATCATGTTCCCGATCAATGTATTTAAACTCTACATGGTCTGGATCAAATTCCTGTAGCGCCTCGAAGACATCCTTCGTATTTAGCGCCGAGCACGTATACACATCCAGTTGCATGAGAGCAGGAGAAACCTCATCCCAAACATGCATAGCAATATGCGATGTTTCGATAATAGTAACTGCAGTCAAACCACGATTGCCTTCCATGTCACTGTAAACAGCATATGGACCCATTAGTATCTTCATACCAATTTTATCAACCAGAGTCTTCATCCAGTCCTGGATTGCCTCTGCGCATTGTGGTGGATTCTTCAATTCAGCTCTGATAATCAGATGTTTATGCTCAAGAATTTGCCCCATCGATGTTCCTTCTTCGTAGGTGCTGGAAAGATCTTATTTATAAGACCGACAAAGACTTTTTTGCTCGAGACTGCTTCTTAACCTCTGGTTTCTTCCATCCAGGAAGGAATGATTCTAGCACATCTGCTAATGTAGGATACTTATCGAGGAGTTTCTGGTCCTTGACAAGATCGAGCAGTTCTACCTCAGTAGCTACTACGCCCTGACAGATCTGCATCCAGAGTTCTTCCCTACGCCACTGACCGAGATTCTTTGCGCTTCCATCTGGTAGCAGAGTTAGAAGACGACGAAACTCCTGTGTGATGGTGGTGTCGCCCATATTTTCGGGGAGACCTTCATCCTTAAAGGGAGTCTTACCTTCTGGTAGATTCCATGGACCTTGTTCGTAACCCACACCCCATGCAATAAATCGCATAAGAATAGAGTTGCCGACTGAGATTGCACCAACACGTGCGGAAAGTTCTTCTGTTGTTTTTGCTTCAACTGCCCAGTCAAGAGCCTCGTTGATTTGCCTAAATTTCTTGGGTACTATTGCCATTTAAAATTCATCCACTAGTTCAATCAATTGTGTCATACGATTAGCGATAAAGTAGTTCAATAGACCAGAACGGTCGCCACCCTTCTGCATCTCGTAACTATCTATAATACTTTCCTTAATATCTTCAGGAATTCTTGATAGATCAACCAGTTCGCGGTTGCGCTGGTAGTTGCGCCACATTTCATCACTGTTGATAAACTCTTCTGGTTTCTGAGTTTTCCATTCAGCGAGTTTATCTTTACGAATAGGACGCTGACGGTCACCATTGATGAAAGTGTCATCACAGGAAAGGATATTCGGAACACCGTCACCCTTATCGCCCATGATAATATGTTCCATGAGCACTGCTTCAGGTGATTCCTTCAACTTACAGAACTTCTTTTGAACAGGAGCATACTGTTTAACATTGTTCCACTTCTGCAGTTGCTGGAAGTCATGGTCACCAGAAAGAATAAGGAAAGGTTCAGCACTAGGCATGAGACCATCAGTGTTCATAGTCTGACTATACTCGGCGAGCACTGCGATAACATCATCTGCCTCAGCACCATCAACGTCGATTACAGGATAAGGGAAATGCTCTGTGAGTTCGGAGCGAACAAGGTGTAGCGCCTCGAAGATAGAGTTCCAGTCGAATCCACTTTCATCACGCGACTTCTTACGGTTTGCCTTGTAGTTCGGGAAATACTGACGACGCCAGTAGTGACGATTGTCACAGGCGATAACCATATCGCCAAACTCAGGACCAAACTTCTTACGATATGACCGAAGCGCATTGATAATCATGTGACGAACGAGAGGGATGTTTACCTCAACGTCACGACGACCCGCCAAATTTGCCATCAGACTGCTGATTGCAGTCTGGTTATAATCTACAACAATCACGTTTCATCATTCCCATCATTTAATTTTGTATCAAGTGCATTACGAATATCAGTTAGTAGATACGTTTCAGGCGTATCAATCCCACGTTGACGCAAGAACATCCCATATACCAGAACAGAAATTACTGCTGCATCAGCATAGAAACTATCGTGTTTTGTAATGCCAAACTTCTCAGTGCAAACCTTGGTGATTCCTGCCATGACTGATCGACCTGCACGTTCGGCGTCTTGATACGAGTTGTAGTCATCAATACCTTCGAGGAAGTATGTAAGAGATTCCTTATCTGGATTTGTATCTTCGAACTTCTTCTTAGGATTAAGAAAAGTCACGTTATCATTATCGCTCATCAAAACACTTTCAAAATTAATGTAGTCGGAGTCAGTCGCGCACGAACAGGTGCAGGCTTACTCTTAACGGCTGAGTACCATTTAGTCAAGTCTTTTTTCGCCAGTTCAGCAAATTCTTTTACTTGAGTCTCTGGTTTACGTAGCAACCGTGAGTTAGAGAAGTTCTCATCAAATCCTACAAGACTTGCACCCTTGACAGTAATGCTACCACTGACTGGGTTATAGTACTTGGAGATCTTTCGAGTCTTGGTGTCGAAAGTCCACACTTCACTACAGTTTAGCAGATTGATAGGTTCGACACTGGCGATACCAAGTGCAGTATCTTCCTTGAGGAACTTTAGGTTCTGGACCAATTTGGTCTTATCCTTTGGTTTCTTCTTACGAACCTTAGCAACCTGCTTGCTGACATGCGACTTTTTAAGATCGTTGACATAGGATTCGAGCAACTTGACGATATCCTTGACAATCTTCATACCAGACAGATGTTCGTAACTCTCGAGCAACTGCGATTGCATGTCAGTCAGTTTTGCCTTGGGTATACGACGAACTTCTACCAATTCAGCAAACTCGGCGAGGATAGGTTGAATCTTTTCGACGCACTCAAGGTAATGTCTGTCTGCCATACGATATGGCATAAGAATTTGTGCTATATTCTTTACATCTTCGCCAATGACCAGATTCTCGATCTCGTCATTAACATCAGATACAATGAAGTGACCTGCAATCAACGGTTTCTTTGCAACCTTGACTACAGGTTCTGGAGAGGTGTCATCCTCTTCGAGTTTGGTACGCTTATTGAAAGTTTCCTCGACCTTCTCCCAGATACGAGAGGTATCTCTGTCGTTAAGAGGGAACCCACGCATAGCGATACGAGCTGAATTAGCATAGGTGCGTGGAAGCAACTTGTCAGGAATCTTACTGAGAGTTTTCAGTTTATCCCTATCACCCTTGAACCAGTCGCTCAAGAATGCACGACAATCCTTAGCATCCACGATGTAATTATACCAAGAGAGAGCATTACCAAACTCTGCCTGATAGTTTACAGGTTCGTAGTCGGCAACCCAAATGGGTTCGACACCAACGAATTTCGATTCAGCAATAGGGACTTTCAACTTATGCATGGGTTCACCTCATCAAATTTATAGATTACTTATACCGCATTTCTGCAGAAAAGTCAAGCCATAAATTTGACATTTGTGATAGTATCATATCTGAAAGAGCGCCAAGCAGACTTTTCAGTATCCCAGACAGGTAGAACATCAGGGTTTACCACCTTACTTTCAGCAGGAGTTGTTTTCTTCTCGGGCACTACGCTTTCCTGCAGAGTACATTTGATGACTCGAACATCACCATTAAGTTTTGTGAACGTCACTTCGGCGTTCATCTTCTTAAGATTCTTTACGAGCATTTCACGGTCAATTTCCATAATCACATTTTCCTTACATTATTTTCGTCTATAATAATTTTACCATCTCTCCAAGATTTTCTGGGAGGATCTGGTGCGGGTATATCGTGGGTTGATAGATTATTTTTTTCCATAGCGAAGAAATCAGTGGGGTTTTCTACTACCACCTCAATTTTCTTCTTTGGTTTATGCTTCTTAACAACCTTCTTCGGTGCCACTGTTGGTGGAGTTGGATCAACCTCATCAACAGCGACAAAGTCTACTATACCCGCTTCTTCCTTTTTAGTCAAGCTTAAAATTGAAATATTTGCTGCAATAACCAAAAGAATTGCCAGAGGGTCGAATACGAAGATAAGAACAATAATCATCAAGCGCACTGCTTTGTCGATAGTAGCAGTATCGCCACTACCGTAGAACAGTTCTGCGATATATTTTATCGGACCTACTTCTGCTTCGAGTTTGAGATTTTCTGTTTTGAGCGGTATGAGATCAGTCTCAATAGTCTCAATGTCTGCAGTCGCACTCTCAATTTCTTTATTGAGAGACGCACGTTCCCGTTTCTGTCTGTTTCGAATGAAATTAGCATCGAGCACATCCTCTGCAGTAGTGAGTCTGTCCAAAGTATCCAAAGATGTTTGCGCATTTTTGAGTCTCCTTTCTGCAGATGTTTTCTTGCTCTCGAGTTGTTCTATCTTAATTTGCGTGGAACCGCCAACAGTGCTATGTTCGATGTGCGCTCCACTTAGATAACCGAATACGCCAATACTTGTGATAAATGATAATACCACAATCGCGATTGTGAAATATGTTTTCAACAGTTTGTTTGCGGTTTTCCAATTCCTATACACCCAACTCGCAGTAACGAGTTTAGCAAATTCTAAAGATCCACCCATCGCTGCAACAGCAATAGGGGATGCGGGGAAAATCGCCATCAAACCTAATATCGAAAAGTAACCAGCAACTGATGTAATCGCCAGCGCTGCCAACATTAATAGTGCTATGAATAGCATCCAGGTCTCCAATCAGGTAATTTTAATTCTTTCAAGTGATCAAGTCTCAGACGCACATTCCACATTTGATTGATGCATCTGTCGTCGAGTCTATGCTCCCATTGCAGGATATGTTCAACTGCTTTGGCATGCGATTTGCTGTCGTATTCAGCGACAACTTCCTTGCGCATTTCGCCTTCATAGTTAGTCACATAAGAGGAACTTCCGAAGTATGTTTCGAAAAGTTTCTCTGTCTTACATGAATACCCAATATAAAATTTGCCGTCGTCGAAGTAAGTGCAATATACTCTATGCACCTTCTTCGGCAACGGCTTACGTTTTTTTCTAATTACCATAATCTACTCCGTAAGTAGACTATTTATTCGCTTTCTTGATCGGAATCGAAATCATATTCTTCTTGATCGATCCCTTCGCCGCAGAAAGGACAGTACAACACTCTATAATATTTACCGTCCATATCATGCTCTACAGAGAATAGAGCATTACAACTAGAACATTCGTGCTCCTCGTCAAGCATGTAAATTACACATCAGTAATAGTTGTAGTAGATATAATACCAACGGAATTATGATATTCGTCCATTGCACCACCTAGATTACCCGAGGCAACAAATGCTTCAAACTCTTCAGCGACTGCATCATCTGTGAACGTATATTCTAATACCTGGACATACATATCATTCAGGATATCGAAATGAAATGTAACAGTATCTCTATTATTTTCTAACCATTCATCCAATAAAGAATTCTGCGGGGGATTGGTCTGAAAATACCACAAAGTTTGATGTGACGGTCTAGTATTTGTAATAGTAAGTTTCTTCGCCATGATAGTTTCCTTCTCGTTTAAATTTATGCTGCCACACCCCAAACATCATCCCACTTGCCTGATAGTGCACCCTTGGCATAGTCGGTAGCACGATTTTCAAAGAAGTTGGTGTGTGTTGGTGCGTTGATCATTTCCTCGACCCAAGGCAGAGGATTTTTCTTAATCTTAAAGATACCCTTGAGACCGAGACTAATTAGTCGACGGTCACAAATATAACGGATATACTTCTTTACATCTGCAGATGTGAGATCTTGCATCTCACCCATCTCGAATGAAAGATCAATAAACTTATCTTCCAGTTCTACCATTTTCTCGGCGATGGTATAGATACTGGACTTCAATTCATCGTTCCAGAGTTCGCGATTTTCCTCGACATAAGTGCGGAACAACTTGATCATCGACTCAGCATGCATCGTCTCATCAACGATTGACCAAGTAACAATCTGTCCCATTCCCTTCATCTTTCCGTGACGAGGGAAGTTGAGGAGCATAATGAAGGATGAGAACAGTTGCATACCCTCAGTGAATGCACTAAATGCAGCGATATTGGTCGCGACCGATTCAGGTGTTCCATTTGCATTCGACAAATCCGTAAAGTAGTCGTGCTTTGCTCGCATTGAGTCGTATTCAAGGAATTCTTGATATGTCGTTTCTGGCATACCCAGAGTTTCAATAAGGTGAGAATACGCTGCAACATGTAGTGCCTCCCTTGCCGCAAATCCCATCAACATCATACGAATTTCAGGTTGAGGGAAATACGGTAGATAGTTCTTCACATAACCGCCAGCAACATCGATGTCACCCTGTGTGAAGAAGCGGAAAATGTTAGTCAGAAAGTGTTTTTCACCATCGGTAAGACGCTTCTTCCAGTCTTGCACGTCTTCGACCATTGGCACCTCAGTATGCAACCAATGTGACTGCTCATGCTTTAACCAAGCATCATACGCCCAAGGATAGTTGAACGGTTTGAAATACGATCTTTCACTCATTAATGTCATGGACGACCCTGACCCCTATACTTTTTGAAGTTTTGCTTTTTATTTTTATTCATTGTGCTGGTTTTAATCTTCCCATTACCAATCGAAGTACCTCTCTTATGAGTTTCGTTGATGCTGTTTTTCGTTGTCCCAGTAGACTTGCTGCCTTTTGCCATTAATTATTCTCCGCCCATTTGATTAAACCATCATAACCACCGACGTGATGTCCATTAATCCAAATTTGCGGAACAGTTGTCACCCCAGGAACTGCGGCAACTACATCTTCCCATAATACATCTTCACCCACCACACTTTCAATATACTGAATTTCCATACCAGTCATGAATTCCTTTGCCAATACGCAATAGGGGCAATCAGGTTTGGTATAAATCTCTGCAAAAAATTGTGTCATTTCTTATCCTTCGCATGCAACACAGGTGTCACCTTCGATCATTGCTTTGAAGTCGAGTTCTTTAATTACTTCTCGTTCAATACGCTTTGATACCTTATCTGCCTTACCAATCTTCTCGGAACGGCAATAGTATAGAGTCTTCAAACCTTGCTTCCATGCAAGATAATGGACTGCATGAATATATTTGATATTTGCATCAGGACGGAAGAATAGATTGAGGGACTGTGCCTGATCAATAAACTTCTGTCTGTCTGCTGCATGTTCAATAACCCAACGCTGATCGATTTCCATCGAGGTTTTGTAGACACTCTTAGTAATATCGTCCATCCATGTAAGGTGCTGCACCGAACCATCGTTGGCGATAATCGAGGACCAAACCTCGTCATACCAACCAGCAGGTCTGCCGAATGCCGCTTCTTCTAGAATAATCGCGTCAAGATATTTATTCTTATTCAAAAATGAACCCGATAGTGTATCTTGACGATATGCATTTGCTCGCCATGGTTCAATCGACGGACTAGTATTACCCATGATGATTGACGACGATGCGTTTGGAGCAATTGCCTGCATATGTGAGAAACGACGACCAGTGCCAGCAGCATCAGGTGCTTCGCCACGCTCTGTTCCAAGTTCTAGATTCGCAGTATCTAGACGATTCTTGATTAGTTTGAACATTCGCATGTTCGTTCCCTTAGCGACTGCCGACTCCCACGCAATACCCTTGCGCTGAAGATAAGCATGGAAACCTAGTGCACCGATACCAATAGAACGTTCGCGCTTTGCTGAATAGATCGCACGAGCAACCTGCTTCGGAGCATTGTCAATAAAGTATTGTAACACGTTATCTAGCATTTCCGCCATGTCCTTGAGGAACAACGGATCTTTCGACCATGCATCATAGTATTCTAGATTAACGGACGAGAGGCAGCAAACCGCAGTACGCTTCCTATCCGTTGGAAGAATGATTTCTGAACAGAGATTTGACTGATGAATCTTTAGACCAAGATCCTTCTGGAACTGCGGCATTGCACGATTAGACGTATCAATAAAGTGTAGGTATGGTTCACCTGTCATCATACGAAGTTCGAGAATCTTCTGCCAAAGTTCCTTCGCTGAAACTGTGTCGCGGATTTCACCCGATTTCGGATCGGTAAGGTTCCAACTGTCGTCGGCATCCTTGTCCGTCATACAACGCTCAACGATTTCCATAAACGCATCCGAGATGTTGATCCCATGGTGCAGGTTCAGTGCACGCATGTTGGGATCACCCGTCGGTTTGCGCATCTCTAGAAATAACCCAACATCAGGGTGAGAAATATCCAGATAAGCAGCATAAGAACCACGACGAGTGCGACCTTGACGGTAAGCCATACTAGAAGCATCATAAGTGCGAAGGTGAGGCATAACGCCAGTAGACTTATCATCTGCGGCGCGAATGCCAAAACCAATACCAACGCCGCCACCAAGCATAGACAACCAGTTAGTTTCTGAAAGATTTTCAACTAGACCCTCCGCAGTATCGTCAATGAAGTTTAGAAAACATGAGATTGGCATACCACGCTTCGACCGACCAAACGAGAGGATCGGAGTGGCATATGACAACCAGTGCTTTGACGCATATTCGTATAGACGCTGCGCATGTTCAGGATTAGAACCGAACGTCTTTGAAACAAAAGCGAACCGATGTTGTGGAGACGTTTCGTCGTCCTTCATATATGATTCTTGAAGTCGCTGAATACCTAGTTTGTCAAACAGGGAGTCCCGTGATAGGTCAATTTCAATATCCAGATAATTCTCTCTTGCCATTTATAGTCCCTGTTCCTTCAACACTTTTTCGATGTCTGGTTTGAAATATGATTCTGGTTTCAGAATCTTACCATCCTCGCGCTTTTTAATCTTACCATTATCAGAAACCTTGCTCATGTTAGAAGCACGCACTTCTTTCCACACTTCTTCAAAGTTGATACCAAGAGTTGCAAACAATCCTTGAACAACCCAGACTAGATCGGCACCACCGTCAGCAATGTCTCCAATATGACGACGAAGAAACCCATCGCAAAGTTCGCGGTATTCTTCATCGATTAGATTAATATATAGGCTTGCTTGCGCCATATTATCATCATTTAGATGAGGTTTTACACCAACATATTGATCCGCTGCGGACATAAATTCAGTAACGTCTTCTTGATAATTCATAGTATTTTCTTTCATTAGTGTAAAACTTCCATCTTCATTGGCAACCCACGTGATAGTATCACCTTCTTTCCATTGCAGTTTTTCGAAACCTTCCCAAACAATATAGTGCTCGTCTGCGAAAGGATCGTATTCAACTTTAATAGTATCACTCATTTGCGCACCTCTTCAAGAATGTGATATTTAGGTTCCCATCCGAGTCTGCGCATTTCATCGATATTGGCATGAGTGACTTCTCTCTCACCAACAACATCTTTGAAAGGAACATCTCGGTATCCATAGGTATCCAAAACTTCACTGACAGAGATCGGTTCATCCGACCCAATATCTACTATACCCGAATAATTCGGATTAGTCAATAGAATTTCAATCGCAGAGCAAATATCTTCAACATGCGTCCAGTCTCGAAGATGTTCTGTTTTATATTCGATTTTATTATTAAGCATCATATCATAGAACATATCAGGGCGACTGTCTGGACCATAAACTGTATGGAATCTCATACCAATTGAGGTATATGGCGCAAGTTCTTCCATCGCCTTTTTGCTGGTAGCATATGGATTTTTCCACCACTCATAAATTGAGGAGGAAGATGCATAGATTACCTTTACCCGATTAATCTCTGCCCATCTAAAGATGCGATTCGATGCAGTCACATTAGTTTCCCAATAACCTTCTGGATCGTCCCAACTTTTGCGAACACCAGCGAGTGCTGCTAGGTGTAGAACAACATCTGGGTTCCCGTAAGACTCTGTCATCTTCCATTCACGAATATCTCCCTCGTATGGAATTACAGTGTGATTCTTAGAAAGAATACGAAGCGCATTCCTACCGATAAACCCTTCATGTCCAGTTAGTAGAATTCTCACGGGAGTTTTCTTTCAAACTCTGCTTGTGCTGCCATGCTATCTAGAGCTGCCTTGACATCAGGGAAGTGATGGGCAATTATATCCCAGCACTGCACTGCAACGATACGGTGTTCCTTTTGAGTCGCCTTATCCATGCGCAACTGACAGTAGTGAACCCATGACCGAAGCGAACCTGCCATGATGATAGTTGATTCTGTTAGACCTTCAGGGAGAACAGCACGTGCCTGTTCCTTGGCGATACCATTTTCAATTGCCCACTCATAAGCATCTACCGCAGCATGAGTTAAGGTTCGTTGTTTCAAATCCCACTCTCCAGCAAGTTCGCTATCTTCAACTTCTACTGAGTTCTGTCTGTTCTTGGCATCCTGCAGACGTGCTTCCCGTACAACAAATCCCAGATCCTTGGTTGGATCGGCGTAACGCTGACTGTACTCTTGGAATCTGAAAGAACTATGCCGCAAAATCTGGCGGGCAATATCTCGTGTTGTTTTAATTTCCATTGCGACATGGACCATCTCCAGTGGTGACCAGTGTTGGTTCTTAATAAGATACTGAACCAGTTTAGGTGCTGTTGCGGTGTTGTTTTGGTTTGACGGATTAGATACTCTTGCTGCCCATGCAACAAGTTCATTAGCAGTATTACATTCTGTGTAGGCAGAAGGTTTCGACAGACTTACTAGGTTTACTTCACTCATTAAATGTTTTCCAATGCTTCCAACTTGTCTTTGTATTCAGCGATATGACCAAGTTCTAGTTCAATCGCACCCATGAAGTCAGTATGCTCATGAATTGCCATTGGGTTATTCATCATAACACGCACGTTCATTGCATGCTTTTCAATGTGTGCTTGAAAATGCTTCCGAAGCACATGTTTAATATCATCTTTCATTCAACTCTCCATGATTTTGTATTCAGTTTAATATTAGTCGGCCAATCACCCTCGGTAAATGACTTGTCGTGGAACCGTAGTTCATTTGTTGGCATGATACACAGTCTGCCATTGTCTAGTTCTATAAACATAAACTCCTTAGACTGCGATGGATGCATACTGTAACCATCGTTCATCGGAATGGCAGTAAACAGATAGCGACCAAACTCTCCAGTGCTCCGTATCTCTGCTCGCTGGGTGTTTAGATAATCATAACTGACAACTGAGAATTGATCACCATAACAATCCCATACCTGTGTATCATCAAGTCTCCAAAATGGTTCTGGTTCTACAGAAAATGCCAGAGCATGCGGAGGAACGCCACGGTAGACTGCACCACATTCCAACATCACATGGCAACCCCATGAATGTCCAGGTTTTGAATGTAATGCAAACCAAACGCAGGGTTCAAAGATATAAGGTTCTACATCTTTACGAATGAATGATGATTGCACCCAGCAGTAAATATGATTTGGGATGTTTCCCGATCCAGTATAAAGCATTACTCGACTTCAAATTCTTTGACAGTCTGGAACTGTGCCTTGCTTACGAAACCAATGCCCAATAGATGGTCTACACGGTCAGTTGCATCGGCATAATTTGCATACCTGCCATCATCGAACCACCACCATCGGTCGAGACCAAGAAACCAGCGAGGTTCGCGTCGGTATTCGACCAACCACATATCGTCTGTTCGATGAATACGCAACTTTGTAATTCTGGTATGACGGATTTCTACGCCATATTCATTAGCGACCAATTCGCTCATACTTTCCTCCACATGGCATACTTTGCCTTTGCTGATAGACCTTGAAACGTATTATCATTTATAATACTCTGGATTTCACCAGAAGTCAATCCATTTTCAATCATTTCATTAATATCTTTTCCTGGAACATCTGGCCAGATGACCATCTTATACCCCATATCAATATACTTATTCATCAACTTACCAACGTCTCTGTTTTTAGGTTGGTTGTCGAAAATAATTGTTATTTTTTCTTTCGGTATCGGGAGTTGGTCGATTTTTCCGAATGACGTTCCAGCACAAGCGATAGAATTATCCAGAAAAAGGGAGTCAAGGGGTCCTTCGACGACGAGTACTTCTTTTGTAGGATCGATTTGATCCAAACCGAAAATCGATGGTGCATCTTCATCTACCTTAACATTGATATACCGTAATGACTCACCTCTGATTCCACGAAGACTAACAACAAGTAGTTTACCAGCGCCATCAAGAAAAGGAATCGCGAGTCTCGGTTCAGTTGTGATGATCGAATCTTTGTATTTAGCATTAAGTTGAACCACGTCTTTAACATTAGGAATGAAATACAACCGATCAAAAGCAGAGCGAGGGATTTTGCGGTCAGTAACATATTGGATTACCTCATGATCATCTGGTAGTGTGTCAAGTCGATCCATAATCGAGTCGAGTAGTTTGGGTTCAGGTTTCTTGGCAAACTTCGGTTCTTCAAACTTGAGAACTGATTCTACAGTCTTGTGTGATGTCTTATTATGAGCGCCATCGGCATAACGCTCTACGACATATTGACTATAAAGATTTGAATCGAAGTTCTTCAGGAAGGTTCCGAAGTGATGACTCGCGCCACATTTATGGCACTTGTAATACAGATCGTTCTTCCCGCGATAGAAGTATCCTCGCGCCTTGCGCTTATTACGCTGTGAGTCGCCGCAGAGAGGACACCTGCAGTTATATAGATCTTGTGATTTTTTCTTGAAGTTCTCGAGACGATACGAAACCGAATGGAGATACTTGATATCAATATATAAACTCATAATATAGTTATACCCGATTTCATCGGAGAAGTAAAGGCTTTTATTGAATAAATTTCATAAGCATTGGAAGTATCTTGGTAATGATAGCACCAAGAACGATACCACCACCAATCATAATATACTTGGTTTTTTCCAATTTGTCAATACGATTTTTATGTTTTTCTTCTTCTTTATCAACTGAACCTTTAAGATCCCTGATAGCAGCAAGCATCTTGTCTTCAGTCGACTGAATTTTTGCCTCGAGTTCACGAGTGGTTGTCGTGATACGCGAATGTAACTCGGCGTTACTTTCCTTGGTTTCTTGTCTATGCACTTCTAAACTCGTGTAGATATCTTCGTTGACTGTTTCTTGCGCATCGAGTTTGGTGTCATGGACAGCGAGCATCTTATTGATGCAGTTGGAAACATCACCAATCTTTTCGATGGCAAGGTCGAGACGACTGAACACGACCTGAATTTGCTTCAGATCGTGTTCGATTACCGCGACTTTTGTTTCCAAAGATTCCAATTACTTTGCCTTTGGTTTACGTGCTTTTTTGACAACTGCTTTAACTTCTTCAAACTTGTCTTCTGCCTTGTCAACTGCTGCAGTAATCTCAGCAAGATCGACCTTGCCATCCTTGTTAGTGTCAACAAAACCGAAAAGTTTCTTTAGTGCGTCTTTGATTTGATTAAGCATATTCTTATCCCCATGCTGCGAATTGTTTGGTTTTCTTAATGCGGTCATCTAGACCATGCGTACCACCATTTACACGACGAGTAATCTGACCGATGACTGCATCAGATACACCCTTACCCGCGATTGCGAACAGACCGTTCTTGTTGAAGAACCATAGTGCTGATTCGAATGCGAGTTCAGTTGCGACGATATCTGGATCTGTTAGAACGTCTGGGCGACCGATGTCTTGGGCGAATTGAGTGTAGTTGCTCTTACCAGTTAACTGGATCGGACCACGTCCACGGAATTTCCATCCATCACCCGATGACTCTGGACCATTGCCCATACGATTAGCATAGACCTTGTTAGCAATCTTCTCTGGTTTGCGAGCATACCCTGCAGTCGATGCGATTGTTGGGAAATACTTCTTGAAGATACCGTTCAGACCCTTGTCTGAGTAGTTCAGGTTCTCTTGGAATACCTTGAAACCACCCGACTCGTGTGCGCACTGTCCGAAGAAGTGAGCAGCACCAGCTGTCGACAACTTGTAGTAATCTCTTGCTGCCTTGAATGTTCCTGGACCCCACTTACCATCGGCAGTAATACCGCACTTAGTTTGAAGTGCTGCCATTGGTCCAAGACCAGCAACAGTTGGTGCTTGGACTGCTGCCTTAGCAACCTGCGCGACTGCTTGAACGGCAGGAGCACCTGCTTCTCTAGTAGTCGATGGATCGAAATCTTTAACAGGAGTATACTTTGTTCCACCTGCCTTAGACTTGGTAGCAACCAGACGCTGCTTGCGGTTTCCGCCTTCCTTCTTAATGGAAGCATGGACCCAACCAGAGTTCTTATCACCAGCAGCATAGAATTCTAGGATGACTTGGTCAAACTCTAGATTGTCAGCAACCCAGTCAGCAACCTTCTTATTGTCAACACCCTTTACTTCAAAGTCAATTGCTTGACCATTAACGTGCTGGGAAGTAGCAGATCCACCAACTGCCTTATTGACAAGTGGTGCACGATACGAAGAGTTGATTGTTACTGGACCAAACTTGGCACGAACAGGTTCGAGAATCTTTTCACAGCAGTAACGCATGTTCTCAATATGTTCAGCAGTTGGTGTGTTAGGAATGCCAAGACGCTTTGCGGTTGGCGATACAATCATTTCTGCGAGAGTAAAATGTTCAGTTAGTTGTGTCATTATCTTACCCCTTAAAATGGACCGAAGTCGTCGTCGCTGTCTTTATACTTATCGATAGCAGCCATTAGTTTGATTTCAGTATCTGCTTCGATCGACTCTGCTTTGGCGTGTTCAGTGTGCGCCTCAGCAAGATGCTTATAGTCAGTCTTACCAAGTTCCTGAACCTTAACATTTGGATCAAACTCAGTGACCTTCATGCCCATCATCGTTGCAAAAGCACCAACAAAAGCACCAATAATCATCGAGAACGCAGGACCAATAATCTTAAAGATCTCATTATTATCGATTAGATCGTTTGGCATGAACATGCCAATAAGGAAGATGAATACAACTGCTAACATGATAGATGCTAGAACAATCGTTACCATCTTCATAATGGTAAGTTGGACTTTGCCCTTCTCGAGTTCAAGTTGTTCCAGCGATTCAATCGGTGGTGATGAGAAAAAATTTGACAAATTCATGGGAATTATTTCCTTCTTATAATTTTATTCTTTTTACGCCACTTCTTCTGAGCAGCCTTAGAAACTCCAGGTTCCGCTTGGTTTGGAATACTTGGATTATTTATACCGATACCAGCAATAGCACCACCAGCGACGCCCATGCCTTCTTCAGTAACATAGTCTTTAAATGACAACATTGTATTCAATTCCAATTGTTCTGCAATAGATTTAGTTTCTTCGTGTTCCATTGTCATATAAAGAATTTCTTCTAGGATATCCTCGTCGTATTCGACGTTTTCCTTAACAAGTGCAATAGCAGCAGCGAAAGAAAGAAACTTACTATTCGCAAATGGAACTTTTTCTATGATTCGCTTCAACTTAAAGACCATACGGTGAAGGAGACTGTATGATTCTCTTTCTTCTTCCGTTGCAAGATCCTGTTCTCTCTTCAGGACATTACCATGTGCATCGATGATACCGAGACGATATGCATCTGTCTCGGTAAATGAAGTCGTCAACATACGTAAAATGCGGTATGTTATCAGTGCATCGACAAACCTGGCCATTAAATCCCTCTTAACTTGTTAACGATCGTCTGATCCATAAAGACATCTGGTAACTCATCTTCTGTCATTCGATTTAAGAACAACAGAAACGGTTTAATCAGAGGCATTAGATCCGAAAGTTTATAGACAATCATATCTGTCGCTGCTTGATTGAACACATTATATAGAACCAACAAATGATTTATAATAAGACGATCGTTTAAAACATTAGTATTTTGATATCGCGTCAACAATCTTCGAAGATAAACAAACCGCTTTAAATCTTCCTGTAAATCCGAAATACCAGTGCATCCAGGACTATCATAGTGTTTAATTGCGAACATTAAAAAAGTTTCTTCATTCAATACATTCATATTATGTTACCGTTGCTGTGCCTCCAATGAAATACCATCTTCCAGTCAAGCACATCAACGTTGCAGTATCACCCGCTGAATTGAAAACAATTGAAGAATGACCAATATTATCATTGATTGTTAGAGCATGACCACCAGTATTACTTGTCATTACAACAACTTTAATCTGCCCGTCAGTTCCATCTACGATAGAAAGAGTCCCTGCACCATCAGGCGAAGTAATCTTTGTTACCAGTGAAGCGATACTGATGGCGCCAGCAGAAGTCATTGTCTGCACAGCGCCACCAAGAATCAGATCGTCTTCCAGAACTACAGGAACTGGAATACCACCAAACAGATTAGCAACACTTACCTTGTGATCATATGGAGATGTTGCTGGTTTAACAACATACATCAAGTCTGTAGCAACAAGCGATGACGCTGTTGTTAGTGCGACAAGTTTGCTATCTGCCATTTATTAGTCCTCTGGGAACGCAATATCATCAGAAGCATCGCTAGTGATGCCGTTCTTCGAAAGTGCAACTAGAACTTCATACTGGATACGACCAGCATGAGCACCAGTTAGAACCTTGCGATGCACCCAACCAGTGTGAGCAACAGCACCAGATTCTGCCTCATCAATACCTTGGTTTACACCAAGAGCAGCATTAGCAGTCGCAGTAGTTCCTGCAACAATTTCTAGATACTGAGCATTATTACCAGTTCCGGAAATGTTAACCAGAGTTCCTGCCTTGTAAGTCAGACCAGTTGGAGTACCAGCAGTTGTAACAATTGCACCACCTTCTTCATCTGTTAGCGTGAACCCTGTCACACTCGGAGATGTTCCAGTTACTGCCGACACCTTATATACTGTTCCAGTTGTGTAACCAGTAATCGAACCAGTGCCACCAAGAGTTCCTGTAATCTGAACACGGTCACCTGTAGCAAGAGTCGCATTCGCGCAAGTGAATTGACCACCTGTGCCTGAAATAGCAACAGTACCAAGTGTAGTACCAGCAGAAAGGACTGACGAAGATGCCAGGCGTAATGCGTTAGCACTTAGACCGATAGTAGAAACGTAGTAAGTTGTGTTATCAGTCAGACCACTAGCAGCAGTGCCACCGCCATCTTGGTATTTTAGAGCAGCGCCCTGTGCTTGACCGTGCGCAGTATATTGGATGTAGTCGAATGTTGGACTGACTGTGCTTGTTGGTAGAGTTAGAACAGGACCAGCAACAGTAACTGTTGGAGCAGTTTCATATGACGAACCGTTGTTTGTTACTGCGATTGCAGTAACTACGCCATCCGCGATTGTTGCTGTTGCTTCAGCATCAGCGCCGCCGCCACCAGAGAACGAAACACCAGGAACTTCAACGTATCCAGCACCACCCTGAATTAGAGCAACTGCCGAAATATAACCACCTGTTTGGTCACCATGGATTTCGTCGCTTCTTACACCGAATACTTGTGTTGATTCGAAGTCAGTTGTCGCAACAGAAGAAACAAAGGTTGGTTTCTCGTGGATTCTATAACTCTCATCATCAGCAAATGCAGTCAGAGTCGTACCTGGATTCGCGTTAATTACAGTAGCAAGTGTATCGCTAGTAACTGCGATTACAATCATTTCCTGATTGCCACCCGTTGCCGAAGCGCGAACAATGTCACCGACAAACAGTTCTTCAGTAAATATGGTGCTGTTAGTACCCGTTAGAGTTCCACGACCAAATGCAAGTGGTAGTGTGAATGTATGTGAAGTGCCAATACCATCGGTTGATGCGATTGTGGTTGGGAAATTGTGCAGTGCATCCGCCTCTGTAGCAGCAACCATGAAAGTGTTTGCTGTTACATTAGTAACATAGTATGTGTTACCAGATGTTAGACCAACGACCGAAGTTCCTCCGCCGTTTGAATAAACAACAGGATCACCAAGTTGGAATGGATGACCTGCTGAAGTATAAACGCCAGCAGCGTGACCTGTGGCGCCATTGAATGTGATAGATGGCGCAGTAAGAGTTACCGTACCATCTGATGATTTATTATCTGATTTACCCCATGCGGACATTAATTGTCTCCCTTTTTAAATTCTTGATCTACGTGGTTGAAAAATTCTTTTCTCTTTTCTTCACCAAGTTCCGAGGGAGACTTGATGTTATAATGTTCTAGAGCAGCATCGAACTTCATTTTGTATGACTCGTGCATCGACTTTGCTGTATCAATATCTTCTTTAGTCAGTTTCTTGACTGCCATTGAAATACCCTTATGGCGCTTTGTGAGTTTTTTCTCTAGCGGATTATTTGATTTATATGGAGTCGATGAAGAAATCGCTGTTCCATCTTTTATACCGCTTCTATATGATGTGTTGTCAATCGAGTCTTTTGCCTTGTTAATATAGCGACCCATTGTTGCCTTCGAGATCTCATCGACCTGTTCGACTTCTTCATTAGTTTTTCTTTTCTGAAGAGATTGAAGACCCTTTTCTCTTTTCATGTTATTCATTGAAGCTTTGAATGAAGTTGACTTATCTGTCACATAGTCACGAACCTGATCAGATGCCTTGTTGCCGTATGACTTCAGTGTTGCCTTTGAGAGTTCATCGACCTGTTCGACTTCTTCCTTGGTAATTTTATCAACTGCTCTCTTGATGCCTGTCTCACGATTCTTACGGAGACGCTCTGCTTTATCATAAGTTGCTTGGTTGAATCTCTTACCGAAGTGTCCTGTTTCGCTGTCGCCTTGGTATGCAGCAATCTTTGTCAAAGGAACATTCTTTGGTGACATTACATTCTTTGGTTGCTCAGCGCCTGATGCTTTCTTGACATAAGAACCCATAGTCTTCTTTGA